GGCGATGGTAGCAATCTTGTAAATGTTAAAGCAGATCATGTTGTAGCTGAGGGTCCAGCCTTTTCCTTACAATTTCACGATGGTAGCGATGGTGATTTAACTGGTTCATCAGCGCTTACTTTTCAAAATAATGTTTTGAACGTTGCCGGCGGCATTAAAATGACTCGTCGCATAATAACATCAACAGCAACTGCCTCAACAACTGACTATTTTATTGGAGTTGACACTACAGGTAATCCTGTCGACCTCAGATTACCACCTGCTACATCTTTTTCGAATGGCCAAACATTGATAGTAAAGGATGAAGGTGGTGCGGCCCACACCAATAATATCACTATTTTAGCATCCGGCTCACAAACCATCGACGGTCAAAATTCAGTTGTTTTGAAATCACCTTTCGCATCTCTTCAGCTTTATTGTGACGGGACAAACAAATACTTTATTTACTAATTTTTTTGATTAATAAATGAACTATTTATAGACGAACGGGTACTTTATATCTGAATCAAATTTGGATAGGTGTACCTCGTTCAACCCATAATAAAAACTATAAAATGGAGGGTTTTAAAATATGGCTTATAAATTTCAAGATAGAGCTGCTATCCTTAGTGGTTCTCTTACACAAGAAGGTGATCTATTAGTTGAAGGTGGAAAACTTGATGTTATTGGAGCAACTACTCTTAACAGTACGATTCACTTGTCAGGAGCAACTGACGTAACAATGGGTGCAACCGACTCAATGACGTTCATTGATGCGGGTGGTGTTCTCAGAAAAGACCTCGCTAGCGATGTTCGCAACTTGTTCTTTAGTGCGGTAAGTGGCGATGCTACTGTCGCTGCTGGTGGTGCTCTCACCATCGCTAACGACGCTGTCGAAAGCGGAATGCTTAATGACAACGTTATCTCGGGTCAAACCGAGTTGGCTCACGCTGATATCCTTGACGCTGATGAACTGATGATTTCTGATGGTGGCGTACTCAAGAGAGTTGGTGTCGATAGTCTTCGTGATCACTTCTTCGGTGTTGTAAGCGGTGACGCTACAGTCGCTGACGGTGGT